GCAGTCCGTGCAGGTGCGCGACCTGACGCTGCAGGCCGAAGCCGACATGCTGGCCGGCTTCTTCGTGCACATGAAGCGCGTGACGGCCGGCACCAGCGGCCAGCGGCCGGTGATCGTCGGCCACAACGTCACCGGCTTCGATCTGCCGTTTCTGTGGAAGCGCGCCATCGTGCACGGCATCCGGCCGCCGCTGTGGATTCCGCGTGACCCGAAGCCGTGGAGCGACAGCGTGGTCGACACCATGACCGCGTGGGCCGGCACGAAGGACCGGATCAGCATGGACCGGTTGTGCCGCATCCTGGGCATCGACGGCAAGGGCGATGGCCCGACCGGCGCCGACGTGTGGCCGATGGTCAAGGCCGGCAAGCTGGACGAGGTGGCGTCCTACTGCCGCGCCGATGTCGAGCGCACCCGGGCCATCTACAAGCGGCTGATGTTCGAGGCCGCATGACAACCACGCTTTGCCCCGACGTGCGCATCGTGCCCGAACACGTCGCCCGCAACCCGGTGGCGCGGGCCATCGCCAAGGCGCAGATGACCGAGGCCGTGCGCGACTTCTGCACCCGCATCTACCTGCCGGCCGATGCGCTGGAGGCGTGCCCCTGCTGCGGCAGTAGCGCGCGAGTGTGGGAGTACGTCGAGAAGACAGGCGGCCCTGTGGTGCGCGTGGCGATGTGCGACCACGAAGGCAGCATCGGCCCGCGTGACGCGCTCGTGTACGAGGGTTGCCTACTGCAGATGCCGCCCGACGATTTCTACCGCGGCACCGGGCGCGATGCGGTGAGGTACTGGAACGGCTACGCGAAGGCTCTTATGGCCGCGCAGCGCGCGAACCGATGTTAGACCGCAACCAACACGGAGCTAAATAAGTGAACGATTTTGGGATGTACCCAAGCAACACGGACGCAGCGCGGCGCTGGACTGCGGAGCGAGAGAACGCATCCGCGCGGTTGGAACTGGAACGCATGCGGGAATGCTGCCGCTTGCTTGTCAGCCAGTACGACCCAGTTTTCAGTCTTGGCATTGACCGGGACGCGCTAAGGGTTTTGCTCTCTTTTGTGCAGCATCACGACACCGCACGATTGCGCCGCGAATGCGAAACCTTGCTGACGCGGAGTGCGGCCTAACGCATGAATTAAGCCGTGTGCCGTAGGCACATCGGCTTGAATGACTTGTTGGGCCTCAACGCCAGGAGAACAGACATGCAAGCAACGGAACAACAAGTGCAGGTAGCGGCGAAACTGTACGAAATGCGAGACAGAGCGCGCCGCCTGCTGGGTGAGAAATACAAGCCGCACATGGCAGAGCTTGGGCGAATTTTGAAGGACACAGCCCGGCAGAGCGGGAAATCTGAAATTGCTGTTGCAACGGAAGTAGCCAAGAAACGCAACCTCATTGGTATGGACTTGATGATGGTTATGGCCGCAGCGGTAGAACTTACTGAGCCGTCACCATGAGGCCCAACGCCAATTAGGCGACACCACAAGCAGCGCCACGGGCCGAACTGCGGACGCATGCGGCTTTGCCTGTGTCCTAACGGCAAGCACCGCTGCGAGAAGTGCAACTGGTCGCCAGAGCTGGGCGCATATGCCACGGTCGACTACTAGCGGCCTAACGTTCCGCATCAGCCGCTGCCGTAGGCGGTCGGCTGCATGCGGGGGTTAGGTTGATTGGTGGAGAAACGCGATGAATGAGGACGTGCAAAAAAACTGCCGCACTTGCAAAAGCACGAAGCCTGCGACCGCATACAGAGGCACGCGCAGCGAGTGCAAGGCATGCGAAAACGCGAGGCGCCTGGATTGGTACGCGGCGCGGCCGGTGAAGCCGTACCAGACGGCGGAAGGCAAGGCCTACTACCGCGCATGGTACGAAGCCAACGCAGACGACGTGAAAGCGCGTGCGGTGACGTGGGCTGCGGCGAACCCGGACAAGCGGCGGGAAGTGTGCAAGGCGAACATGGCGAGGCAGCGTGACAAATTGAGCGCGGCCTACGTGCGGCGAATGCTTGCGGCCAGTGTTGGGCTGAAAGCCGCCGACATACCGCAACCGCTGGTGGACTGCCAGCGCGAACTGCTGAAACTGAAAAGGGCGATCAATGAAAAACGTGGATGAACTGCGCGGCCAACTGGCCGAAGTGTTTGCCAAGCTGCGCGCGGGTGAGATCAAGACCGGCGAGGCGGCCGAGCTTGCCAACTTGGCTGGCAAGATGATCGGGAGCGCCAAGGTGCAAGTGGAGTATTACGCGCTGCGCAAAGAGGCGCCAAACATCGCTTTTTTGTCGGCCGAGTGCTTGACTCCGCCGCCGCAGGTGACGAAATGAACATCGTCGCCTGGCGCTACCGCCCGACGATGGGCGCGGACCTTGCGATTGAACAGCAGCCCCTATACGCCAAGAGCCCGCAGGACGGCACCAACAGCGCGGAAGTGATCGCGGGCCTTGAGATGGCACTCGCCCAGGCCGCCGCCATGATCGAGCGCCAGCAGCATGTGATGCAGCGAGCAATGGACGCACCCGACGCCGCCGTGGCCGAGGCGCACAAACAATGGTCCGATGCGATCACGCCGGAGATGCCGGCCGACTTCAAGGATTGGCACGACACGTCAGCGCCCGCGCGACCCGAGATTGCAGCGTGGTCGATCCGGAATCTGAGGGAGCGGCTGCGCGAAGCCGCAGCCGAGATGGAACGGCTGCGCACGGAGAACGCTGCGCTGAAGCACGACCTGCAGTACGCCAGGGACGGACTGATAAGAGGCCACACCCGGATGCGGGAAGACAACGAGCGCTTGCGCGCGGCGCTGGCTGAACTGCTTGCCTGCCACACGGAAAGCGCCGGCTGGAGCATGAGCATGCTGACCGACCGCGCCGAATTCGACGCCATGCTGGCGCGCAGTCAAGAGCGGCTTCATGCCGCCATTGGCGCAGCGCGTGAGGCATTGGGGCCCAACGCCTGAATTAAGCCGCGCCGCGAAGCGGTGTCGGCTTGAATGAATTGTTATGCCGCTGACACGAGGAAATGACATGCGACCGTTTATAGACCAAAACGACCGATACAGCTACGAGGATTGGATGAACGAGATGGGAGCCGACGAAGGGTTGCCGGAATTGCCGCCGATGGGCCACCCGTTGCAGAAACTCGGGGCGCGACTTGGCGAACTGCTGGACGAAGACCAGTGGGCAGAGTGTGAACGGCTGCTGTTGGAGGGGTGGGCGCACGATGTGATTGACCGAAAGACGGGGCAGCACTGGCGCGAAAACAGCGATCTGGAAGTGTGGTTTCCACTCGCGGCGGAAGAACTTGAACGCCTCCGCACTGAGAACGCCGAACTGCGGCATAACGCCGCCGATAAGCCGACTGGCGCGGCTTGCCGCGACAGGTCGGCTTGATTGGCTTGTTATGCATCCTGCGGTGAAAATATTTTGATTTTTGTCTTGACTCTATTCGGATTTAGGTCTAGACTAGATTCAACGGTGAGCGATAGGCGCGAACCAAGACAAGGAGAAGCAAAATGAGCACGAAAGGCAACCTGACCCGCGAACAAGCTGCTGCAATCGTTGGTGCCGAGGCGGTTGAAAAGGTCGAGCGTGAGAACTGCGAACCGACCGGCCGCGTTGGCTACAACGGCGCATGCCAGGGCGATGCATTCTGCGAGTGGGCCGCAAGCGTGAGCGCCAAGAACACCGACGGCGACGACGTGACGCTGGTGGCCTACTACTACACCAGCAACGAGGACGACGAGATCATGGCCGACAACGACGGCGACGGCTCCTACATCACATGGAAAATTGCCGGTTACGAGGTGGCTTGATGAGCGGAGGCCGGCGAGAAGGGGCCGGCCGCAAGCCGGCCCCCGAGCACCTAAAGAAGGTGCCGTACAACACGAAGCTCCCGCACTGGCTGCGGGAGTGGCTGACCGACCCGGCCCGAGAAAAGAGCGGGCCGGTGCAGATAGAGGAAGCCCTGCGGAAGGTGCACAAGCTGCGCCCGCCAAAGGGGGATGCATAACGCAGAGCTAAGCGGCGGCTGCAAGCCGTCCGCTTGAGCGCCGGGTTAGGCGCAGGAGGTTGAGATGAGCAAGGCATACGAGATTTTCGACGAGGCGTTTTCAAAGCCTCGTGACCAGCGAAGCGATGAGTACAGGCACGGGGTGATTGACATCCTGAAGTTCCGTTTGCGCGAGGCCAACGAGGCATTCGGGAAGCACCAATACAAACTCGGCACGGCACAGGCCGATGCTTACTTCGCAGGCTGCGACGAGGGGCACCGACTGGCACGGGAATACCTTGAGAAAGTCGGCGCTGGCGAGATGGCGCCTAACGTTGCCGGTAACTTGCCGGCCCGCCAGGGCCGGTCAAGTTGACCGGCGTGTTAGGTGCCTGCAACGAGAAAACGAGAGGTGACGGCATGACGACTGCTGAACTGCAACTAGACCGCGCTGAAACGCTGCTGGCGCACCTGCTTTGCGCCGACAAGGCCAAAGTGCTGACGGGCAAGAACGAAGCCGCGTTTGCGCCATTTGAGCCGATGAGGCCCGCCGCCCCGTACACGGCCCAGCTTTCTGGGGACCGCATTTTCTCCACTAGCCCAGAGTGCTTGCTTGAGACAGTGCAAGACCTGCTCGGCAGCAAGTGCGAGACTGCCTTGATGGGCGACGACTACGTGAAGTGGATCGGACTGCGCAGACTGCGCAAGGCGCCGCGCGGCTGCTGGGCTTCCGTGATGCGACCGACGTGGTACGAGTACCACTACATGCTGATGCGCTCCGATGGCACTGCCACCTATGACCGCGACGTGATCGCGCTGAAGGCAGACGGCAACCCGGCGAAGGTGATGTTTCAAGGCTTCGGCACGCGGGGCGGCCACGTTGACGAAACCAGCGCCATCTGTGCGATTACGGCCGCTTCTCTGGTTGAGGACGCGCACCGGCCCGGCGCGCTGCTGGCGACCATCAGTGACGGGGCATCAGTGCTTGTGCCGGTGCCAACAGGCGAACACCGCGAATTGTTCGCGCTGCGTGATGCGCCGCTGACCAATGCAGGCAAGCGGAAGGCAATCCTGCATTGGGTGACGAAGCACACCAGGGCAACGCGGCAAGAGCGTGTGAACGTGTCGGAGCACTGGCGAGGCACGCGGACGCTGAGTATTGACGGCCTGCGCGTGACTTTGGCACCTAACGCCAATTAGGCGACACCACAAGCAGCGCCACAGGCCGCCTAATCACCGACAGCCACAGGCAGCGCCCGATTGGGCGGCCTAAAACTAGAGCAAGCCCGCGCGGTTGCCTGCGCCAACTCCAGCACCAAGCGCAGGCGGGCCATATCGGCGTGTATGTCAACACCGTACGTGTAGGGCCAAACCCTAGCGCCGCCGCTCCTCAATCGCATCCCGCCGCAGCACGCACAGCCACAGCCTGCACAGCAGCCAGCCGGCCACGCCCAGCAGCCACACGATCACGGCCACGGACACCAAGCACTTAGCGACGATCGTCGCCGAAACGTTCCGCATCCGTTCGCCGCGGTGTTCCGCATTTTCCTCGCGGAACCGCTTGACAGCGCGCCTCATGTGGCGTATATTTGCGTCATCGCATCGGCACATGGCTGAAGCGAAAACGGCAGAAAGGCCACGATCATGACCAAGCTCTACACCGTCCGCGGCGCGTACGAAATCAAGGACAGCCTCAAGGCCGATGGCGCCAAGTGGGATGCCGACAAGAAGGCCTGGCTCATCACCCAGACCATGCTCGACAAGTACAACGCCCGCACTCAATCCTACGGCATGCGCTGGTGCAAGGGCTGGGCCAAGGCCCAGGTATCCGCCATCTGACCGGAGCCAAGGATGACCGATGACGCCATCATCGAGGCATGCTTGGCGCATGGTGCCAAGCGTGTCTATGACGCAGCCTATCGCTGCATGACTGATGGCCCAGCGGCGCTCGCCGCGTTTGGCCTGGACGCCACCAACATCCTCGAGATGGACCGTGTCGGGCGCGTCGCCTATCGCCTCCTGTCGCCGCTCGAGCAGGCAGCCGATCTGGCTGACGTAGCGATCCAGCTCGCCAAACTATGAGCCGGCTGTTGGTCGAGTCGGGCGAGGCCTTGTACGGGCCTCGCTGGCAATCCGAGCTGGCGCGCGACCTGAACGTGTCGATCCGCACCATGCAGCGCTGGGCAGCCGGCGCCATTGACCCTCCAGCAGGAATTTGGATCGACCTGCTGCGCCTGACGCAGGAGCGGGCGGCGGTGCTCGACGCACTCGCGCCCAGGCTGCGACAAGCGCCGCAGTAACAGGCCGCAGCGCCTACTCCGCCGCGTCAACCGCGCGGTCGAGCCACACGCTGAGCGTCACCCCAGCGTCGGCGGCGAGTTGCTGCGCGCGTGCCTTGCGCGCCTCAGTCGTGCGCCACTCGACGCGGGCGGTACGCCCTGTGCCGGCCGGCAGCGTGCGGTGCATCACCGCTGCGGCGCGGACGCCGCCCCGATTGCGCGCACGTAGGCCTGCAGCGCACTCAGGCGGGCGGCGTCGTCGTCAGCAGCTGCTGCCAGCTCCGAAACAGACTGCGCACACGCTCCGAGCACTGCCCGCAGAGCGGCGGCACCATCAGCTCCGCTGGCGGCGCTGGCACCTGCACTGGGGGCACAGCTGCCGGGGGTGTTGCGGACAGCGTCGAGCAGCCGGTCGCGCTCAGTGCGCAGAGCGTCAGCGTCGCGGCGAGCGCGCGAGACCTGGGCGGCGTAGGCATTGGTGACCTCCTGAGTTTGGCGGTGGATTGCCTGCTCGCTGGCGCGCGCTGCGGCCTGCGCTGCGGCGGTGGCCTGCGCGACTGCGGCGGTCTGCTCGATCTGCGCGCGGGCCTCGGTGGCGGTGATCGCGCGGTGCCGCTGCCAGCCGCCCCAGGCGAGTGCGGCGGCGATCACCCACGCCCACACGGGCACGGCGCGCAGGATGGCGAGGAGGGGGGTGAGGAGCGCCGTCATGCCCAGCCTCCCGCCCTCTGTCGGAGTCTCCACCTCACGATCACGATCCCGGCGCCGATCAGCACCGCCGGCAGCACCCAGCCCGGCGGGATGCCGAGCACCGACGCCGCGAAGTCCTTTGCCGCCGTCAGCCCGGCGCCGAGCGGGCCCAGCGCGTCACGCGCCTCGGCCAGCGCAGCGACGACGCCGGCGCCGACCGTGGTGGCGCCGCCCTTGATGATCGGGCTGGCCGCGATCGAGCTCTCGGCCTCCACCGCCTGCGGCACCGGCTGCGCGGCCGCGGACGGCTCGTCGGGCGTGAGGTACAGCGCCATCTCGCGCGCCCGGCGCGCGGTCAGGCCCGGCAGCACGGTCAGCACACCGCCCACGCGCGCCTTGTCCCACAGGCAGATGGCCCGCGCCGCGGCCAGATGGTCGCCGGAGTTGTGCTGCCGCAGCGCAGTACTGCCGGCCAGCGCGCCCACGCCGATGTTGTAGGCCAGGCTGACCAGCGAGCCGAGCTCGTTCGCGCCAGGCGAGCGGGTGCACAGCGCGCGGACCTGCTGCGCGCGGTCCTGCAGGTCTTCGAGCAGCCAGCGATCGGCCTGCTCCTTCGTGCAGGTATCGCCCATCTGCACGCCGTCGGTCTCGCCATACGCGATGGTCGGCCGGCCAGCGGGGCATCTGTATGCCGTCAGCCGCAGGCCCTCAGACTCGGCGATCAGCGCCACAGCAGCCATCGGTATCGGCCACGGCAGCGCCGGGTCGGGCAGCAGGGGTGTCGTCACGGCGTGTCTCCGGCGGCGAAGGCGGACTTGAACAGCGCCGTCAGCGCCGTCCAGCCGCCGACGCTGTAGACGATCATGCCCAGGGCCAGCAGCAGCAGCCCCTTGCGCGTCACGGCCCACACCGAGCCCAGGACCCAGCGTCCGGCGTGCCGCTCGGTGGCCGAGCGCGCGCCGCGCACCATCGCAGCCCAGGTGTCGGGGTCGCTGGCCGCGCTGATGAGGCCATGCTGCAGCGCAGACGTGAGCTCGATCGGCAGCTGGCGCAACTCGACATGCAGGCCGTCGATGCGGTCGGCGAGCGCGGCGATCGTCATCGGCTCCGTCTCTGGACCCAAGTCTTCGGACGGCGGCGGGCTGCGGCGGGCCATCATCATCATGCGATCCTCGTATCGGCGGCCGTGCGCGCGGCCAGCGCCACGGCCCGCAGGTAGGTCAGGCACTCCTGCGCCTGGTGCGGCAGCAGGTCTTGGCGCGCGCCGGTGCGCGGCTGCACGTACTGCACGCCCACGCCGGGCGAGTACTCCAGCTCGACGAGGCGGCCCATGGGCAGCAGCACCGGCGGGGGCGAGGTCAGCTCGACCTCGACGCCCTCGTGCCGCGCGATGCCGCGGCCGGCGGACTCGCACCAGCGCAGCCGGGTCCGGTACAGCACGTCGGACATCAGGCCCTCGTGGTCGTCAAGACTCGCGCAGCGCCTGGCGCACGGCGTCGAGCTGCTCGATCGTCATGGCTTCGCCGGCGCGACCCAACAGCGTGCGCAGCGCGGCCAGCGTTTCCGACTGCGCGGACACCTGATCCTGGAGTTGCTCCAGCGCCGTCAGCTCGTCGGTGTACCGCGCGGTCAAGTGCTCGGTGCCGAACACGAGCACGCTGTCGGCCTCCGATTCGGTGCCGCCGGTCTTCACGATGTGGCTGCGCACGCGCGAGACGAGAGTCTCGAGCCAGCGCAGCGGCACGCCCTGCTCAGGCGTGCGGCCGGACTGCGCGAGCAGGCCGGGCAGCTCGGCGGTGGGATAGATCTGCCGGATGCGGGTAGGGGGCATGTCAGCTCCTGTGAGGCGTTAGGTTCTCAGCTCCGGCGGCCGGTCAGGAGGCCGGCCAGATCGGGATCAGGTAGTCGGTGCCGCTCACGTTGATGCGCAGCCAGGAATTGGTTTGCGTGCCGCCGGGCTTGGTGCCACTGAAGTTCGCGGTGCCGGCGCCCGTTTCCGGCGTGCGGTCGTAGCGGAACATGCCGCTCTTGATTTCGATGGCGTTGCCCAGCTCGCAGAGCCAGACCTCCGAGTGTTTCGTCGGGTAACTGGTGTAGTTGACAACGGTCGCGCCGCGCTCGTTGGTGCAGAACTCAGCCGACGTGCGATGCGATGTGAACGCCGTGGATGTCGAGTTGTAGAACCCGCCCGCGGATGAGCTGCCGTTGACCACCGCTACCGCCATGCCGCCAGCGCCCGTGATGCTGGAGGTGTTGGCCACCAGCAGGCCCCAGCGCGCGCTGGTTGACGAGATCACCGAGCATGCACCGTTGTACCCGGCCACTGCCGCACTGGACCCCACGGCGAACGATATGCCGTTGTACGCGGTGGTGTCGGTGGTGATGTTGTCCGCCCGGATGGCGTTGGTCGCCAGCTTGGCCGCCGTGACGGTGCCGGTGACCAGCAGGCTGCCGTCGATCACGACGCCAGGATCTACCCAACTGCTGCCATTCCAGCGCAACACGTCGACGTATGTGGAGCCGTTGCTCTCGGTGACGGTGTCGCCCACGACCTTGGTGGCTGAGCCGGTCTGTGCGAGCACGGCGCTGTCGCACTCGGCGCTGGTGAGCGGCGACGAACCCGAGATGTACAGGTTGAGGCTGCCGCGCACACCGGCCGTTCCGTTGCTGCCGTTGCTGCCATTGGTGCCGGCCTTGCTCTTGCTGACCGTGAACACCTTATCGAGCGTGACGGCGCCCTTGGTGGGGTGCGTGTAGCTGGCGCGGTAGGTGACGGTGGCCACGTCGGCCGTCATGGATGGCGAGCCGCCGAACGAGTAGGCGCCGGTGCCTGCCGTGGGCGCCGATGGTGTAGACGACCAGCCAGACGAGCTGACAGCGCTGAAGGTGCACGAGGCCGTGACCTCTGCGGTGCCACTGTAGACCCTGAAGGTGCCCGAGCAACCCGACCAACTGCTGACGGTGCCGGCGCTGTTGGCCGGCACAGTGTGGCTCTCGTTGGTCAGGACGCCGCTGATCGTGACACCCTCGCGGACCTTGATGATGGTGATGTAGTCCGAGAACTCTTGCCCGTCGTATGCCCCCGACGTGGGCCAGTACTGGCAGCGGAACGTGACGGCGTCAGTGCTCATGGCCGACTGACCGAACGACGGGAATGCGCCGGTGCTGCTGTTGATGGTGGACAGGCTGCCGGTGAACGTGCCAGCGACAACCGACCACGTGTAGTCGGCATTGACGGCGGGCACCGAGAGACCGCCAGGCCGCGTGACGCTGACAATGATGGATGCTGGCGTGACAGAACCCGCCTGGTCGATGACAAACGCCTGCGCCGTGGCCACGCACTGGATGCCCACGCCTTCATTGCCGGCCTTGCTCTTGGCCAGGCTGAAAACCTTGCTCTGCGCCGGGTAGCCGCTGCGGGTGGCGTTGATGGTGACGGTGGCTGCATCGGCACTCATGGCACTGACGGCCACGGTGATGGTGCCGGTGCCGCTGACCGGGCCGGCGCCACCGTTGATGGTGGCGGTGCAGCCGCTGGCCACGATGGCGAACGTCCACAGCGCGGTGACGTCGCTGATGCCCTGGTACATCAACACCGCGGTGCTGGCCCCTGAATAGCTGCCGCCCGTGCCGTTGGCCGCGGTGGGCACGGTGTGGCTTTCGTTGCTGACGACGAGGTTGAGCGCGTCGCTGCCGCCGTCACCACGGTAGATGGTGGTGGTGTCGCTCAGGCTGCCAAGCGTGGCCTCCACCTTGACGTAGCGCGTGGTGGTGGCGCCCAGACTGCTGAAGTTTGCGGCGGTGAGCGTGCGACCGGTGTTGCCGCTACCGCCCAGGGTGAGCGTGCCCAGGCTGGAGCCGGCTGCGGTGTATGCAGTGACGGTCCAAGTGACCGATCCGGCGACGTTCTTGAGCACCGCGTCGAAGGTGATGGTGGGGCTCGCGCTGGTGGTGGCGGATTCGTCGTCGAACACGAACGCGAAGCCGGTGGCCACGAGCTGCAGCAGGGTGGCGCCTGCGGCGGTGGGGTCGATGGACGCATCCACCGTGACGCTCAGGGTGGCCGCTGCGGCGCTGACGCTGCCGCTGGTGTCGAGGTGCTTCGCGCGCACGGTGTACGTGCCATTGGGCGGGCGCGGGTGCTGGTAGTCGCTGCCGACGCCGCGCCACAGGAACGTGGCATCGTCCCAGCCGGTGCCGTCGTATCGCAGCTCGGTGGCGGCGTAGTCCGCTTCCTCGCACGGATCCCAGGTGATCCACACCTGGCCTGGCTTGATCTCGTAGCCCAAGCCCGTCACGTCGTCAGGCGGCGCGGCCAGACCTTCGGCCACCAGGCCGATGTGCGCCCAGTCACCGGCGCGGCCGGAGGCGTTGATGGCGCGTGCGCGGAAGACGTAGGCGACGCCAACCTGCAGCGGGCCAAGCGTCACGGTGGTGGCGTCACCCGGCAGGCTGCCGGTGCCCCACGGCGTGCCGACCTTGGCCGTCTGGTATTGGATGCTGCCGCCGTTGGGGACGAACGGCGACGTGCTCTGGTCCCACGTGACGACGGCCTGCGTGACGATGGTGCCGTCGCCCAGGCGGATGGCGTCCTCGTCGACGGCCATGTTCTGCAAGACGGCCGGCAGCCCGAACGGGTTCGGTAGGTTGGTGTCGGGCGCCAGGTCGCCGACGGTAGCCTCGCCCCAGGCCCAGTCATACACGCCCGCTGCCGTCTCGCGCAGCGTGTACTGGATCGTGCCCTCGCGCGTCAGCGTGCGCTCCAAAACTTCGAAGGCCTTGGCCGTCCAGCCGTAGGTGGACAGCGTCAGCAGCACCGTGTCGCTGGGCGCCAGGTCGTAGGCCTTGAGGTTGCACGCCAGCTTGACGGTGAGGGCCTGGCGCGCACGCTCCAGCTCGATCTTCGCCAGCCGCTGCGCGCGGTAGGTGTCGGACAGCGTGGGCACGTCGATCTGGCGCACGATCTGCACGCCGCCGTCGTCGGCCTCGTATCCGCTGTTCTCGACCAGCGGCGCCTGCAGCTCGGCAAAGGTCTCGGCGTCCCGATAGGTCGCGCGCATCGCGTTGAACAGCTCGCTGCGGCTGGCCTTGGGCATCACGCTCACCGGCCCGGCCAGCATGTCGGCGGTGATGGTCAGCGTGGGCGTGCGGTAGGCGCCGGGACGCACCAGCCAGCGCCCTTGCGTCCACACCGCGCGGCCCGACATGCAGGCCAGCAGCTCGGCCAGCACGTCGCGCGGGCTGCGGTCGGTGGTGATGCTCAGGTCGCAGGTGTAGCGGGCCTGCACGTCCTCGTCGTCGAGGCTGAGGTCTATCTCCTCGTCGCAGATGTTCGCGGCGGCGATGATCTCGCTGTCAGGCACCTCGGCCGAGTCGGCGCGCATGCCTTCGTCGCTGCGCAGATAGTCGGCCACGCACAGGGCCGCGTTGTTGCTCCACGCGGTGGTTGTGGTGCGCGGGTCATAGACCTTCTTCCCGCGAACGACCGCGGAAATGTTGGGCACGCCGGTGGACCCGAAGACATCCTGGTCATACTCGAGCCGGACGTACAGGTAGCAGATGCCGCGCCCGCGGTGGTCGCTGGTCCACTTGCCGTCGCTCTCTGCCACGAGGTCAGCGCATGCCGTTTGGTCGGCGGTGCCCAGGTACTTGCGCACGCGCACCAGTGGCGTGGCGGCCTGGGTGTAGGTGTAGCCGATGGTGACGCTGGTGTCGGCCGGCAGCCCGGCTATGGTGTTGCTGCCCGCGGTGTGGCTGTAGCCGGTGTGGTGCGTCTGCGTGGCCGCATCGCCGACGCCGATCTCGGTGTACGCCGCGGTGATCGACTCGGCATTGCGCGGCAGCGTGAGTTGCCCGCTGCCGTTGGTTGTGCCGGTGTGCGTGTCCGCCTGCGTGCTGCTGCCCTTGGTGTACTCGCCGCTGGTGATCCAGCCATCGCCGTCGGCATCTGGCAGCGCGATCTCGTTGAAGTACACCGTCTCGATGGCGTCGCACTCGTGCGCAGCCAGCGCCACAACCATGTGCAGGTACTGGCTCTTGTCGCCCGTGCTCTCCATGTAGACGATGGGGCCGCTGATGCGGTCGCGCCCGTAGACGATGCGACGCGGCGCGATGGCGCTGCGGATCATCACCTCGCGGTCCTTGGCGCTGGCGTTGGCTGCTGCGCGCGCACGGGCGTCGGCCTTGCGCGATGCATAGCCGCTGTAGGCGATGGCCGATGCCGCGACCACGACATAGGCGTAGCCCATGTAGGCCGCGGCGCCATAGACGTAAGTGCCGCTGGCGAAGTAGGCGATCGCGCCGGCTACAGCCTCTGCCATCAGTCGATCCTCCAGGCGCACAGCGCCTCGCTCATGGGCCCGAAGGCCAGCCCGTCGCGCCCAGGCGCGGCCCATGCGTGACCCAGGCACACGCCCAGCAGCGAGCGGCCGCGCTGCCGCAGCAGCACCACGTCACCCCGCTGCGCGAGTGCAGGCGCTTGCACGGGGCCAAGCTGCGCCGTGGTGGCCGCGCGCAGGCCGCCCAGGCGGCGCAACACGTCCACCGCATCGCGTCGCCCGCTCCAGGCCGGCATGGGCACTGCGCGGCCGGTGATGGCCAGCACCGCGCCGGCCGCGAAGGTGCAGCAGTCGTGCACGCCCCAGGCGAACACGAGCGGCCTGGTCGCGTCGATGTAGGCCGCGAGCAAGTGCGGCCAATCAGGGAGGCGCCGGCTCATGACTTGAAGAAGGCCGCGCTCGGCCAGACGATGGTGGCCTCGGCGATCTGCGCCGCGTACTCAAAGAACTTGTCGCCGCTGTAGCGCGCCTGCTGCTCGGCATCACTGAACAGCGCGCCGCTGGGCTGCTGCCAGGCGATCATCTGGTGCTCGGCCGTCACGCGCAGCACCGGCTGCTGTCCGTCGTCCTCCAGCGTCATCACGTCCATGACGCCGCGCCACACGCACGGGTCCACGCGCAGCGTGGTGCCGTCCACGATGGCCAGGCGGATAAGGCATTCGCGGCCCTGCACGTCCTCGGTCAACGCGGTGGAGATGGCCGCGGATTGCACGGCGCTTAGTGTCAGCAGGATGCCGCGCGCCTCGGTGTCGGTCTCGGTGATGGGCTCGATGGTGCCGATGCCCGACGCGCCGAGGTAGTCGTTGCCGTTCCACGTCACCGTGAACGGCAGGTCGGCCAGGTAGAGCCGGCCGCTGTCGAGGTCGAGCTCGACCAGCGCGAACATGCTGACGTTGGCTGCCGCCAGCGCCGCGGCGGTGTTGCTGTCGAGGTTGGTGCGGCTCATGCAAACACCTCCACCAGATCGAGCCCGAACGACGGCTGCACCGGGCCAGGTTGGCGCGGCAGCTCGACCGTGGGCTCGGTCAGGATGTAGAGCGCGGTCGGCTGCGCCAGGGTGACGGCGCTGGCGCTGGACAAGCCCGCGCGCAGGGCGTGGCGGATGTGCACCGTCATCGCGCCGCCGCTGTCGGATGTGGCGTCGGCCGCCACGCGGCACAGTTGCCCGTTGGCGAACTTGATCCAGTCGCCGCGCAGCAGGGTCTTGGCGTTGCCGCAGCCGGCCAGCACGACGCTGGTGGCGAAGGCGTCGGCAGCGGCCCCCAGCGTCACGCCGGCGGTGTTGCACGTGCCGCGCGGCACCGGGCGCTGCCAGTCATAGATGCTGACGCGGTGCTCCATGCCGGACAGTCCGGCGAGGAAGCCCTCGAAGTCGTCGCGCACGGCGCGGCGCATGGGCGGCATGGTCAGCGACCAGCCCCAGCGGCTCCCAGGCCGCGTCACGGTCTGGCTGACGCCGTTCTCGCTGCTCATGTTGTGCCGCGCGTTGACGATGATGCGCAGCGCCGCGGTCTGCGGGACGTAGGCGGATGGCCAGGTGTACGTGGTCATCAGGAGGCCCCTCGCAAGCTCATGTTGCCGCGGCGCATGAGGTCTTGGATCTCGGCCACCGCCGCAGCCTTGGCAGTGGCAGCGGCCTGCAGCACCTCGTTTCGGCTCGCGCCGGCCGCGACGTTGATGGTCTGGTTGATCACCACGCCACCCATGCCCGCCGACTGCACGCCCAGCTTGCCGTCGCGGCCGCGCTTGAGCGGCAGGATAGCCTCGGGACCGGCCTCGCCCATCAGCCCGGTGCGGCCCCCCGCGAAGCCGAACAGGGTCGGGCTGTTGACAATGCCGCCAGTGGCGAACGGGATCACGCCGCTCGCGCCGAAGGCGTTGCCCTTGGCACTGCCGAAGATTCCCTTCAGGAAGCCGGCCCAGTCGAAGCCGCTGACCGCGTTGTAGATCGGCTGGGTGAGATTCTTCTGGATGAACAGACGAGCCAGGTCGGCCCCGATGCTCTTGAGCACGTCACCGAGTTCCTGGCCCTTGAGCACCGCATCCTCGAAGGCGCTGCTGAAGGTCAGGCCGATGCTCTTGCCTACGTCATCGGCCTCCTTCTGCAGCTCTGGGAAGGTGCCTGCCAGTTCCGTCAGCCTGTCCTGCACACCGAGAATGGCCTCTTGCAGTTGCACGAAGCGCGCACTGCCGGCGTCGACCTTGGACAGCTCGTCGTTCAGCAGCATCAACGTGCGCTGTGCATCTGCGAGCTGCGCGCTGTCGGTCTGCGCCAGCAGGGCGTTCACCTTCTCCAACTCGGCGCTGATCGGCGGCCCCACATCGCCATTGTCGATGGGGGTCAACAGGCTGCGCACCTGCTCGACGATCTTCGGGTCAAGGCCGGCTGCGGCAAGTTCTTCGAGCTTGGCCAGCTGGGCGTTCAGCTCGGCCAGCTTCACGGTGTCGGTCTTCTCGATCAGCGCAGCCACACCGCGGCCGATGACGTCGGCATAGGTGTCCGGTGCGCGGTCGAGGCCGGCCACGCGCGCGGGCTTGGGCGCGGCACTGATCGTCGGCAGGCTTGCTCGCGGCCTGTTGCGCCCTTCGTTGCCGTACTCGTCTGGCAATGGCCCCTTGAGCCCCTGCGTCACGTCCAGCGCCTGCCGCTGCAGCCCTTCGAGCTGCTTTCGCAGCGCCGCAGCATCGGCAGCCCACTTGTTGCGCACGGCGCCCGGCAGCTCGAGGTTCTTCGACAACGCGTCGGCTCGCAGCAGCCTGTCGGTCACGACGGTGATGGCCCGCGAAAGGTCTTCCGCCTGCTGAATGGCTCGGCCAGTCTCCGTGGGCGTGAACAGCGCGGAAAGGAATCCCTCCTTCTTTGCGCGCTCCATCAGGTTGTTGATGGCGGTGATCAGCGGGCCGGAGATGTCGCGCGCCACGTCGGTGGCGGTTTTGCCGAGCTGGGCCAGCTGCTTGTTGAAGCGGTCCACCTCGTCGGCCTGTTCCTTCGTGACGGTGGCGTTCAGCTGCCCGGACTCGGCCAAATCCTTCAGCAGCGGCGCCACCTCCTTGACCGACTTGCCGAACAGCTCCTGCACAAGCCGAGCCTTGTTGCCGTCGTCCTCGAACTGCTGCAGCGACTGCGCCACCTGCAGCAGCGCCTGCGCGGGGTCGATCCGGCGCAGCTCCTCGGCGCTCAGGCCGATGGCGCGCAGGGCCTGGTCGGTCTCGTTGCCGGGCTTGGCGGCGGCGAGCTGCTGGTTGAGCTTGACCAGCGCGGCGCCCACGGTGTCCATCTGCGTGCCGGTGCGGGCGGCAGCGTCCTCCAGCGCCGACAGGTTCTCAATGCTGGCGCCGGTGGCGTCAGACAAGTCGTTGAGCGCGTCGATGCCGTCAAGCGTCTGCCTCACAAAGCCCGCAATGCCGGCAACAGCGAACACGCCGG